GGTGGACTAACTTTGTAGAAAAGAAAGCTAAGAAGTTAGATTACCAACAAAAAATAGGATTAATAAAAAGATGGGCTTTTGGTGACAAGAGTTTTCGTATAGCAGAAATAACTGATGAAAAATTAAGAGCTTGGGCTGAACAAACTGATAAGCAGGACCAACAAAAGATATCAAAGCAAAACCTAATGAGATTTGAGGAGATATTTTTAGGAGTTGGTGCGGATGTATTATCATTTATGAGTTCAGTACTTACAGCAAACCCTGATAGTGCTAAGAGACAAATGGTAGCTCGCTTAGAATCTACAATCCAACAGGTAAAAGCAAGTGGTGACCCTAAGAAGATTGCAAAATTAAAATTAGAGTTAGAACGATTAAACGCTTTGGGTGGATTTGATAAGATTGTACCAAATGAAGGTATAGTATTTGTCTATGGTGGGAACACATACAAGCTAACTGGAGCATTCGCTCCACTAAATCAAATTTTAGGAATTTTCTTTGATAGCTAAACGTTTTCTGAATTTTGATATACTTATATATACAAATATATCGTAAGTAATATGGCAAAGGAATTCAATAAAAAGTTTATGCATCCAACTCGTAGAAAGTTGGTAGATATGGTATTGACTGGTGGTGAATATCAAAAAGAAGCGTTTGTATCATTTGCAGGAGCTGATAAACAAGAGATAAAGAGAAAAGTTGGGGAAAAATGGACAGATGAAAATGGCAGATCTTGGGAACAAACCGAAGGTGGTAGAATAGAATTTTCAGAATTGGGTGATATAATGGCTGAGACTAGAGCTTATTTAGATAAGTTAAATAGTTGTAAAGCTGATGATTGTAAAACAATTAAGTTAGGTAGAGTAGATAAAAAATTAGTATCTAAAACTGGATATTGTGCAACTTGTTTGGCAAAAAAAGAATTAGAAATTAAATTAGATGGGTTGTGGGGAGCATATGAAGATTATAAAATATATAATAATATGATTTCGTATGGTAAGGATGTTGTTTCACAATTCCAACAAGCATACAATGATGCTAAACAAGAATATCAAGTTGTACAAGAAGATGGCACGATTGAAAAGTGGAGTATGGAAAGAAATGTAGATGAATTGAAAGCAGAAATTCTTGCAGATATTAACAGGTTTAGTGAAGAAATCCAACAAGCAATCAAACTAAGAAACGAAGCGTGGGATAAACTAAAAGATAAAGGTTACGATTTAGTTAAACCACCTATCGATTAATATGAGTACTGGTATAACACAAAAGAAATCTCTAAAAGAGATAGTAGCAGAAGAATACAAAAAGTGTGCGGTAGACCCTATTCACTTTATGAAAAAATATTGTATGATTCAGCATCCGGTGAGGGGTAAGATACCTTTTCACCTTTTCCCATTTCAGGAAAAGACCCTAACACAATTCAAAGATAATAGATTTAATATAGTATTGAAATCACGTCAAACTGGTATTTCAACTCTATCTGCTGGATATGCACTTTGGAGAATGATATTCAATTCAGATTTTAACGTATTGGTTATTGCAACAAAGCAAGATGTAGCAAAGAACTTAGTAACAAAGGTAAGAGTGATGCATGAATTGCTTCCAGGTTGGCTTAAAGGCGGGTCTATGGAAGATAACAAACTTTCCCTTCGTTTAACAAATGGTTCTCAAATTAAGGCTATTGCTTCATCTCCTGATGCAGGACGTTCGGAAGCATTATCACTTCTTATATTTGATGAGGCCGCATTCATTGGTGATATTGATGAGATTTGGACATCTGCACAATCAACACTTTCAACGGGTGGGGCTTGTATCGCACTTTCTACTCCAAATGGTGTGGGTAATTGGTTTCATAAAACTTGGTTAAGTGCAGATGAAGGTACAAATCCATTCAACACAATACGATTACATTGGACGGTACATCCTGAAAGAGGACAAGATTGGCGAGATGAACAAGAAAAACTATTAGGAACAAAGAAAGCAGCACAAGAGTGTGATTGTGATTTTGTATCTTCTGGTGATACCGTAATTGAACCTGAACTATTAATGTTCTATAAAGAATCATTTTGCCAAGACCCATTGGAAAAAACTGGGTTTGATGGTAACTTATGGAGATGGGAATACCCAACTGCAAATGGTTCTTATATGGTTATTGCGGACGTAGCTAGAGGAGATGGTTCGGATTACTCCGCAGCTCATGTTATGGAAATAAACACTTGTACACAAGTTGCCGAATATAAAGGTAAGGTTGATACAAAAGATTTTGGAAACTTCTTAGTTGAATTATCTACACAATATAACGATGCACTTCTTGTAATAGAGAACGCAAACATTGGTTGGGCTTGTATTCAGCAAGTAATAGATAGACAATATAAAAACCTATTCTATATGAGTAAGGATTTAAAATATGTAGATATTGAACACCAAATGAGAAACAAATACCGAACTGATGAAAGACAAATGGTAGCTGGATTTTCTACTACATCTAAGACTAGACCCCTTATTATTTCTAAGTTAGATGAATACTTTAGAGAAAAAGCAGTGACTGTTCGTTCTAATCGTTTAATAGATGAGTTATTTACTTTTATATTTAACAATGGTAGAGCGGAAGCTATGAAAAGTTATAATGATGACTTGGTAATGGCATTTTGTATTGGATTGTGGGTTAGAGATACCGCACTTCGTTTAAAGCAAGAAGGTATTGATTTAACTAAAAGGGCTATGGGTGGTATATCATCAAACATGCAACACTCCGGTGTATATGGTGGTAGTAATATGGAAGATAATCCATGGAAGATGCAAATTGGGGATAGTATGGAAGATTTAACTCAATGGTTGTAGGGTTTTGATAAATTACCATATTTATGTTATATAATGTCAAAATACAAATTCTATGATTAGATTAACAAATATCCTAAATGAAGATGAATATGTAGATAATGCATATTCTATGGGGGATACTCCGCAAGATAATCCAATTGATGATTATGATGAATTGGATGTTGAGCAAGAAGATATGGATGATTTTATTAACTTTTTAAAATCATACTCAAACGAACTAACTGAAGCTAATTGTCCTTGTGTATTCGAAGCAGAATATCAGGGTAGAGAAGTAAAATTGGGTAAACCAATGCAGGGTGATGTTAAGAAATTTAAGGTATATGTTAAGAATCCAAAAACAGGCAAGGTAATTAAAGTAAACTTTGGACAAAAAGGAATGAAGATTAGAAAATCAAATCCAGCTGCTAGAAAATCATTTAGAGCTAGAATGAATTGTGATAATCCCGGTCCAAGAACAAAAGCAAACTACTGGAGCTGTAGAAAATGGTAAAATAAATTATGGCAGAAGAACAACAAATAGACGATAGGAATTTCTTTGGTAGACTTAAAAAACTATTTTCAACCAATGCGATTGTAACGGTTGATAAAGATGGTAAACGAAAAGTTGTAGATACCGAAGACCGTCAGTATAATACAAACTTTGTAAATCTTAGAGATAGATATACTAAGCTACAAAGGTCTTACTATGAAACTAGTCAGGGTGCACAATCAATGGCATATCATCAAGTTCGTAGAGAACTTTTTAGAGATTATGATGCTATGGATAGTGACCCAATTATATCATCTGCATTAGATATATATGCGGATGAATCTACTACAAAGAACGAATATGGTGATGTAATTCAGATTAAATCTACAAATGAAAATGTAAGAGAATTATTACATAACTTATTTTATGATGTTTTAAATATAGAATTCAATCTATGGCCTTGGGTTAGAAACCTAGTAAAATATGGTGATGCTTTCTTAGCATTAGAAATTGCAGAAGGTAAAGGGGTTATCAATTGTATGCCACACTCAATTTATAATGTTGAGAGATTGGAAGGTACTGACCCTAACAACCAAAACTACGTTAAATATAAGGTAGAGATGGATAGATTTGGTAAGAAAGAGTATGAGCAATATGAAATGGCTCACTTCAGAATGTTATCTGATACAAATTTCTTACCTTATGGTAAATCAATGGTAGAGGGTGCTAGAAGAATTTGGAAGCAATTATCACTTATGGAAGATGCGATGTTAATCCATCGTATTATGCGAGCACCTGAAAAGAGAATATTTAAAATTGATATTGGTAACATTCCACCGGTAGAAGTTGATAACTACATGCAAAAGATTATTAACAAAATGAAGAAAACTCCATTTGTTAATAAAGATACTGGTGATTACAACTTAAAATACAACATACAAAACCTTACTGAAGATTTTTTCTTACCTGTTCGTGGTAGTGATAGTGGTACAAATATTGAAAACCTACAAGGTTTAGAATATGCGGCTATTGAGGATATTGAATACTTAAGAGGTAAATTATTTGCAGCATTAAGAGTTCCAAAGGCTTACTTATCATATGATGAGAACGTTAATGGTAAAGCTACATTAGCTGCAGAAGATGTTCGTTTTGCTAGAACAATCGAAAGAATTCAAAGAACTGTGGTTAGTGAATTAACTAAAATAGCAATTGTACACCTAGCATCACAGGGTATTGATGATTCGGAAATGACAAACTTCGAATTAACCCTAACTAACGCTTCTACAATCTATGAGCAAGAAAAAGTTAATTTGTGGAGTGAAAAGGTAAGATTGGCATCCGATGCTAAAGCACTTAATATGTTATCATCCGATTGGTCTTACCACAATATTTTTGGTTTATCGCAAGATGAAGTTGATATTGAGAGAGCAAAAGTAATCTTAGACCTTAAAGATAGATTTAGACACACATCGATTGAACAGCAAGGACAAGACCCAGCAAATCCACCACAACCACAAAATGTAGAGGAAGAAATTGGTAAACTTAAAACTGAAATCGAATTAAATAGAGGTGTAGGTAGGCCAAAAGAGGGAAATACTTATGGTAAAGATAAGCATCCATATGGTAGAGACCCATTAGGAGATAAGGAGAATCATAAGGAGAGAAAGAGAGATGACAGGAACTTAAATGCGAACGCTAAAAAGTTAGCAAGAGAATATATCAACGGAATTTCAGCAAAAAAGAAGATTTTGAGCGAAAAATCCGGTATGTTAGATGAAAAAAACCTATTAGATGACACTAAAATTTAATAAAGAAAAATTTGTTTATATTTATATGTGTTAGTTTATAAGGAAGATTAAATATAGGGTAATTAAA